CAACCTTTGCGGTGACAGCACCATATCCACGTCTCATGCTTGACGTTGAAGGTGGGCATCGTTTCCTACCTATCACCGTAAAGTATTGGGATCCAATTCGAGAAGAACCTCCAGTTGCCGATGGCACCTGGGACACAGTTGTCGTGAACGTTCGCGACTACGATGTTGTTCTTAAAACATTCCAGTGGTTACAAACTGGAAAGCATCAGTTCAAGTCACTCATCATTGACTCTATCTCTGAACTTCAAGTGAAGTGCATGGATTCAATTGCAGGTACTGAACAAATGAAGATGCAACAATGGGGCGAATTGCTTCGTCATATGGGTGCGCTATTGCGTGACCTACGTGACCTTACAATGCACCCTACACAACCTCTAGAAGCTGTTGTGCTAACTGCTATGGCTCGTCCTGGAGCAGACGGTCGTTCACGTCCGTACCTACAGGGTCAGCTTGCAATTCAAGCACCATACTTCTACGACATTCTTGGCGCAATTACAGTGGAGACACATCCAAATCCAGATCCACTGCAACCACCGTTCAAGGCAAGACGTATGTATGTAGAACGTACAGACGAGTACGAAGCAGGCGAGCGAGTACAAGGTCGACTTGGAAAGATCGTTGAACAGCAAGACCTTGGAATCGAACGCATGCTCGACATGATTTTCGGACCAAAAGCACAAGCAACTCCAACTACGAAAGGAAACTAACCCGCTATGAGTACACTCAATTGGGGAGATCTCGTCAAAGAAGCTGGTGAAGTATCAACTGGCTACGATCCACTTCCAGACGGTGACTATGATTTAGTCATCGTGGAAGCAACTGCTAAGACTTCACAGTCTGGCAAAACAATGTTCGCTATTAAGGCACAGGTTCAAAATGGCGCGCACGCAAAGCGACTTATCTGGGACAACCTCGTAGTTACACCAGACAACAACGCAGCTCTCGGAATGTTCTTCCGTAAGATGATGGCACTTGGTCTTGGTCGCGAGTTCTTCGCAACTAACCCATCAAACGCTCAGATTGAGCAAGCGATTCGTGGTCGTGCATTCCGTGCGGCTGTTACTTCTCGCACCTGGCAGGGTCAGAAGAAGAACGAAATCAAGAACTACTACACATCTGCAATACCTGCACCAGGTGCACCAGTTGCAGCTGCTGCACCAGCACCTGCACCAGCACCTGCACCAGCTCCAGCACCTGCACCTGTTGCTGAGGCAGTACCCGCACCAGCCCCTGAAGCAGCACCTGCTGTAGCAGCGGCTCCACCGGCAGCACCGTTCTAATTTAAGTGCGTCTGGTTCGCCGTCTGTCCTGGTAAAGTTCAGACGGTGTTCCAAATGTACTTAACCACAAGGAGGTAGTATGAAAGTTCTAATGAGTGGGTTTACTGCTTTGCAGATAAACACAGAAAAAAGAACTATTCAAAAGATTGACGTACCTGCGTCTATTGCTCGGGCATTGCGTGAGTCTGGTCACGATGTTGACTGGCGCAAGATTACACCTGGCGAAGACCTGTCATCTTATGACGTACTGTGGATCAATCTTGCACCCCTTAACTCATTAAATGGTCGCCAAGGTGCGATGGGTGCACTCTACGCTTTGTCATCTGGCATTCCTTGTGTTGGTTTCTTTGATGATTGGCAGTTTAATACTGTATTCAACGGAGCACGTGCGCTAATTCGTAAACCTGCGATGTTGTATAAGCATCTGCTTGTAGGAACTGAACATCGCGGTGAAGAAGGCGCAACTTACTTTAGTCGCGCAGACATTGAAGCTGCACTTGAAAGAATCCGTGAGGTTAACCCTGCGGCGGCGAAAAAGTGCTACATCGAACGTTATTACATGATGGACAACGATGAAAACATTAAACCATGGGAAAAGCGTCTTGTTCAAGCAGCAACTGATCTTGTAGATAAGCGATGGGAAGCTGGCATGGTTCCAGTATGCCCTATGTATGGATTTGGTGATAGGTCAATTGTTCGCAAGCGTATGCCTGATGAATTAGGTCCTATTGAAGCTCTTGACCCAACAGCAACTATCATTCCTACGTTACAGCCCGTGATTGCAAAACCTGCGGCTGATAAAAAGCGTGCATGGGTACTTGGCGCTCTCATGCCGCACGATAATTGGCTAGAACGTAAATCATTAGAGTGGCCCGTTGAAATTGTAGGCAGTCGTAAACTTATTAAGAAGCTTGGCGGCCAACGCTTTGACACAGAGCAGGACGTACTTGAGTTCTACAATAATCACTGGGGTATTCTTTCACCACCTTACCCACACGCTGGTTCTGGCTGGTGGCGTAGTCGTTTCCTATACGCAGCGCACGTGGGGTCTATTCTTGTTACTGATAAGGGCGAAGGTGATCCATTAGGTGACGCCTATAAGCTTACAATTGCTGATGTTGAGAAGATGAGTGATGCTGAATTAGCTGCGGCGGCAATTGCGCAACAGGAAGCACTTAAGCCTTACATCCCTGAGTACTCAGCGTTTGTTGAGCACTGTAATCGCATCATTGAGCGTGCCGTTCGTGAGGACAAAGGTATTGCGTTAAACGCAGATGGGACTCGTGCATGAGCAAAATTCTTATAACTGGCATGTCTGCTCCACACGTATCAGCAGACGCAAACAAACGCACGTTATCGTTTGCAAGTTTGCTAGTACACGTGCTTACTCAACAAGGGCACGAGGTCACTCAATCAGATCCTGAAATGTCCTGGACGCTTGATGACCTAAAGAGTTTTAACAAAATTCTTGTTGGATTAAGCCCTATCACTAGTCTTAGTGCAAATAGAACCTATGGAGCTCTTAAGGTTATAGGTTTACTTCGCGGTGACAGTCGTCTATCTTTCTATATTGACGCGCCAGAGCCTACGCGCATCGTGTCTAGTCTACGCGCCATTAAAAAGAACCCAGACAACCTTGTGAAGCCTTTTTACTCATATCGCAAAGGTTATACGCAAGCTAACGCTCCTGATGTCTTAAAGAGTCTCCTAGAGACTGTAGACGCGCTTCTTACGAACGAGTGGGCTACTACGTTGTACCCAACGCTACCGTGGACCGCGCAGGAAAACATTCAAGAGCAACTGCATGAACCAGCGCGAAATAGTCTTAAAGGAATTAACCTTGATAGGTACTTAATCACAGAGCCAGAACCTTCTGACTCTGAACGAACTGATAAATGGGTAGTAGAAAACTTTTCTTCTCCATGGACTAAATCAACCATTGCCATGCTTGCCAATCCTACAGTTCCTATGAAGTGGAATAAAGGTTGGGCAGACGATAAGGTAGCAGATCAAATTGCTCGTGGCACAGGAGCTTTGATTAGCCCTCACCAGAACGGAACATGGTGGACATACCGCATAGTTCAGTGTCTCAATGCTCTAACTCCAGTTGCTACTGACTGGCGTGAAAGTGGCTTCATTGGAAGTTCATGGATGCAGCTTGCATCTGCAATTGAGCATATGTCGCAAGAAGAAAGAATGCAACTAGCAAAAGATCAAAGGAGCGCGTACTTAAACGCAATCCCAACCAAACGAGATGCAGCAATTACATTGACTGAATCATTAAAGCTATACAGTGGAAAGGTATAACGATGGGAATGTTGTTTAATAACTGGTTGCGTCGCACACGTGATCTACAGGAAAACGTATACTTCATTAACTACGAAGAGATGACAGGCGATAAGCCACAGAATATTCGCAAGTTGATTGAGTACATGCGCTGGAACATGCTAGCCATTGACGATGAACTTGCAGAGATGCGCCAGGCTATCTCATGGAAGCCTTGGCAGCACGATGCTCCTTACGCGGACCGCGAGGAAATTGTTAAGGAAGCTGTGGATGTTCTTCACTTTGTTGCAAATATCATCGTTGCGGCGGGTGGAACAGACGAAATGCTGGATAAGTTCTATATTGAAAAAATGGAACGCAATAAGGAACGCCAGCTTAATGGGTACAAAGTTAAAGATGAAGGCGTAAAATGTGAACTATGCAAGCGCGCAATTGATGACGTTGGGCGCAGCAGAAATCTTGGTATATGTGTAAAGTGCTTACCAGACGAAATAGGAGGGGACAACTAACATGCCTGAGGTAAACATTGAGTGGGTTAGAGCCCAAATGGAAGAAGCAAAGGTTAAGGTTGGCGTAGGTAACGCTATCCTTAAACTACTTGAAGAATGGGGAGGCATGAAGCTTTCCGACAATCAGACTAAAGATGTAATAGATCTGTTCAGCAGGCTAGCTCTTGGTCACTCTATCGTGCCTGAGAAGCCTGACGAGTTATGGGTTGATGCGCAACCAGGGTCTATACTGGTAGGCGATGAGGTCCGCGTTAAGGCTGACGCGTATGACGGATCTACTGGTGCTATGCATAACGGACGCCGCGGAAAAGTTGTTGGAGTTCGTTATGGCGACATTATCTTTAAGTCTATGGACGATAAGACGCCAGTTCTTGATGGCGCGCACTACACGCCGCATCTTCTGCAGAAAAGAATACGCTAATGAGAGCTACGGTTGAGTTTACAGTTAGCGGGAATGACTTTCAAGAACTGCGTGAGCAAGCGGAGTTTAAGTGGAAGAAACTTGCAAACGACACTGAGGCAACTCTTCCTATATCAGCAGAAATGAACATCACTGAGCTTGACGCTTTGCTAAACGCTAGGGTAACTGTTCGCACAAAGGTAGGTCAAGAATGAGAGAAAATCTTCCTAGAGTAGAGGCTTTACGCACCGCGGCATCTATTATTACTGGTGACAGAGATGCGCAGTACGGCGGACCAGAAGAAAACTTTGAACGTATAGCAAAGGTCTGGTCTATAATTCTCAGCGTGCCTATCACTCGTGAAGATGTTGCAATGATGATGGTTGGGTTGAAGGTTGCGCGATACGCGTCAAAATCTGGGTATCAGCCTGACACTTGGGTTGATATTGCTGGATACGCAGGTTGTGGCTACGAGGTAGGTTTGCTAGAAAACACCGCGGAATAGCAGGACATTTACTGCGAATGCGGTATACAGTCCTTCCGTACACATTACGGAGGGATTCCCATGTCTAACCCACAATTTATTGACTGCAACGGCCTTGCTGGTTTCATGAGCCTTGGTTTTATTCAACAAGGTATGGAAATGAAACTGCGCACTGGAACACTTGATTTTGGTAACCCAGTTGCAGAGGCTAACCGTCATCACCTAGGAAATAACTGGGTATCTCAGTTCTCAGATGACCCGAGTGAATGGCCAGTAATGAAGGCTGACATTGTTATGGGTTGCCCTCCCTGCTCCGGTTGGTCAGTGTGGTCTGGTGAAGCTAATCGCGGTCCTGACGCTAAGGCGCACGAGCATACACGCGCATTTGTTAGATACGCTGCAAAGGTTGCGCCTAAGTTTGTTGTTTACGAGAGTGTGCAGCAGGCTTACACGCAAGGGCGTGAGGTAATGGTTAAGTACCGCAATATGCTAGAAGAATTGTCTGGCAAGAAGTACGACCTGTACCACGTGAAACACAATAACTTACAAGTTGGTGGATTCTCGTATCGTCCTCGTTACTTCTGGATTGCTGTTCGCAGTGGCATTAAGTTTGATGTTACGCATATTGAGCCGACAGAGCTTCCACGCATTATGGACGTTATTGGAGATCTTGCTAAACTTCCTTTGACATGGAATAGCCAACCGTACGCAGCTCCAGCAACTAAGTGGAATAAGCACCTGCGCTCAAAAAATGGAATGGTTAACGGTCACATCGGCAAGACTAATATTCATGCTCAACGCATTGAAGAGATCTTTAGCATTATTGGAAATGACGCCTGGGAAGGCAATGGCGACACTGGCGGTGCGCTAAAGAAGGCCGTTGAAAAGAACAATGGTGAGTTCCCGCAAAAGTGGATGGATATTTCTCCGCGTGTTATTCGTAAAGAATTTAAGCTTGGGTTTTCACAACCATATCGCTGGAAAGAAGATCACTGGTGCAACGTACTTACTGGCTCTGCACTAGATCACGTTGTTCACCCAACTGAACCTCGCTTGATTACTCACCGCGAGGCTGCACGCATGCAGGGACTTCCCGATGACTGGGATATTGAAAGCGTTAAGGATTACTCAGCACTTCCTGCAGTCTGGGGCAAGGCAGTCGCGGTGCAGGCTGGAAACTTTATTGCGAAGGCAATTAAGGATTCACTAGAAGGAAATCCACAAGAAGGCAATGCTGAAAAGATTGGTGACCGTGAGTACTTAATCAACGGTGATAAGGACTTTTCTCGACACGCCGCAAAGAAGAAGTGGTACTCTAAGCCTATGGAAGCACGCGCGTAATGATACGAGACTACGACGAAGACCTAGCACCTCAGTGCGAGTTGTGCTGGATTCGTGAGAATAGCACGTGGGAACCAGATAGCGTTGATGAAAATGGAAATATCATCACGCGGTTGGTAAGCGTGACCGTTCCTCTTAACCTAGTCCCTGGCGCGGTATGTGAATGTATTTCCTGCGGGAAAGTTACCGTAGTAGGCATATACGTGCCTATAGAGCCATATGAGCGGGATAATGAAGACGAGGATATGTCAATCGAGGAATCAAACCCCGACGAGCGCTAAACATGTGATATAATTTCCATAATGACGAACGGACGCATACATGCAAACATTCTTACCTCACACTGACTCCTTTGAGCATATTGCTCAGGAGCTCGACAACAAGCGCCTTAACAAGCAGGTACTTGAGGCATGGCAACTCATGCTTGTACTTACGTCACTAGATCCTCGCGGTGAACATCGTGACCCTAAAGGCTGGCGCAATCATCCGGCAGCAAAGATGTGGGAAGGCCATGAAAAAGGTCTTGCCTTATATGCGACTACAATGTGTGACGAGTGGCTGCGTCGCGGTTACAACTCAACTATGATTCCTAAGATCCAGGGCACGCTTACTCGCGCGCTTGAGCTTGACCGTATCAGCAACGAGCTTACCTTCCCAGACTGGCTGAAGGACACGGACAAGTACGAACAGATCGCATCTACTCACCGCGTTGCTCTACTGCGCAAAGATTACGAGTGGTACTCACAGTTTGGCTGGCCAGAGGATAAAGGCTTTCGCCCTGCGTATTACCAGTACCTATGGCCAGATCATTCTGGCGAGCTTGTGTTAGGCACCTACAACAATATGTAGTGGCCGCTCAGTGACTCTTAGAGACACTTTCATACGACCTCCAAGGTAATTATTGACTAAAAAATAGTCGGTGTTTTACCGTACCTTTTCCGTCCATTCAGTGTATTATCCTTTATGACGGAAGGGTTCACTGTGAAGGATTCGCGTAAAGGCGAGCTGCTTTGGAAGGAATGGACAGGCTCTGGATATGAGTCTATCCACGATAACTCACTTGTCTTTTTTACCGACGAGAGAGTTGACGTAGAGAACGAGCTTATCCGCCGCGCGCTCGCGTCTGCACTTCAACGTGATGGTATATCCGTTACACTAGGCAACGGTTTTCAAGCTATTGAATCTGCTCATGTATCTTATGGATATGCTGGTGAAGTAGACGGCGATATTGATCTTACCGTTTGTGATGAAGACGGTGAAACTCAGTACGGAGACGCTGTTGACAATATGTCAGAGATCACCTGGGTTGAGGTGCTTCAATGAGCTTAAATCCAGGAGAGCTTAACTGGCAAAAAGAGTCTACATGCTCGCTGCCAGAGAACGACAAGGTAAAAGATTTCTTCTTTTCAACAGAGCCTGCAGAAAAGTATCAAGCAAAGAACTTGTGCTTCGTATGTCCTGTTCGTAAAGACTGCTTAAAGTGGGCGCTTGAGCACAAACAAATCTGGGGTATCTGGGGTGGAAAGGATGAAGGAGAGATTCGTCGTACTCTTTCAGTATCCTGGAACGGACAAGAATCACGTCGCCAACGTTTCCCGCAATGCCCTTATTGCAACGCACGACCAAATCGTCTTAAAACACTTGTTGTTAACACACCTAATGGCGGACGCTGGGCAACCATGCGTCTTGTTCAATGCGAGGCTTGCGACTTTACCTGGCGCTCACGAACAAGCGCAAATGCTGTAGATGCGTATCATTCACAACGGGAAGAGAAGCTACTGAAGGCTTCAACCAAAAAGAAAAAGACTAAGAAGAAAAAAGAAAAGCTAGTCTAGCGCTCGGTTAAGATATAGGTCAGTTTGAGTTGCTGGATCCTTAAGGCGATCCATCCACCAGCGACACGCCTTCTCGTTCTCTGTAAGTGTAAGTACTCCCCAGATGCGTCGATTATCTAGGTACTGAGGAATACCCTGCTTGCGTGCAGACTCTGAGAATACCATGTACTCCCAACGATCAGATTCCTCGGTGTAGTTAAGGCGTTCAATGTACTCGCGCTTAATTAAGTACGTGCAATGCACGCAGTCACACTCAATAAGACCTTTAATTGCTTGGTCAAGAATTTTATAGTATGTGTCGTTTGCTACAATCGAGCCGTAGTCATCTACAAGGTGATGATAGTTTGCATAGAACTGTCCTTGGTGTCCTTCTATCTTTGCTGCCTCAGTCGGAATATCCGCATGATCTCCTCCAGCAATAGCGTATCTAAGAAGCGGAGCTACAATTGGAAGTTGAAGTTTAACCATTTCCTTAAGAGTGTCTGGGTATAAGAAGTTATCTAGATCTACTACGAAGTAATAGTCCGCGTCTGTGAGTAAGCATTGGCGTAAGCTTTCTTGACGAATCTTTGCAAGAACTCTAAATCTTTCACCTGTCCACTGATGAACCTCAAGATCCTGCACTCGCTCTGCTACGTCCTGTGTCTCGAACGCAACGCTGCGGTATGACTGTACGTTGCGACCAATCCAGTCAGCAAGAATATCCTCGGTGTTATCCGTATTGTTATTCGTGCGGATGTAGATATGAATTCTGTCCTTAGGGTAATCCCACGCGTCAAGTGTTTCTAGGAAGAAGTTTAATACCTGCGCTTTTTGTTTTGCAAGTAGAGCAACGAATACAATTGGCTGC